AGATTACTACTGGTTTTACACTGAAAGCTGGGCCGACCGATTGGGCGGTGTGGAACGATGCTAGAAGATATACTCCAGGAATACCGGGAATCGCTGCGGCTCATCCAAGACCGTATCGCACAGCTGCGTGAGCAAAAGCAGACGGAGAGCATCGTCAATAGGATATATCAGCTTCGGGATGTTGCGGAGGAACTAGAAGCGACTATTAAGGAGATAGAGAAGTATGCTGACCACATCGGAGATTAAAGAGTTAATTAAAAAGGATAATCTCCATAAATTTTATACTGACCGTGCATGGCGAAGATTACGCCAACAAGTATTGAAAATGGACAAGTACGAGTGTCAAAAACATAAGGCGCGAGGACAGTATAGACGGGCAACTCACGTTCATCATGTTAACCATGTAAAGAACCGTCCTGACTTAGCAATGTCATTGCTGTATGAGGACGAGAACGGAGTAATAAGACGCAATCTTATTAGTGTCTGTTCAGAGTGTCACGAGCTGGAGCATCCGGAAAGGATGAGAAAGTACGAACCAAAGAAGCCGATAACGGAAGAGAGATGGTGATACCCCCGGTCGAGAAAAACGCAGATTAATTTTGGGGGCGTTTACTCGGCGCTGGGGTATACAAAACAGATTTTTTGCATTCTCACGTGATGGGAGGGGGTGTAATATGGCACGCAAGGCAACCAAAACCCAAATAATGCAGGACTTATTGGACCAGTTGGAGCGAAATGGAACGGTCGGAAAGTATTTCACCGACCTTGTTTATGATTATATGGACTTGTGGGAAACAAAAAGAAAGCTTATTGCCGACATTAAAGAGCGTGGGGTTAGGGTTAAGTACCAAAACAGCGAAACACAATGGGGCTATAAGAAGAATGACAGCGTTGACCAGCTGATAAAAGTTAATCAGCAAATGATTAAACTTCTGGAAGCTCTCGGCATAAAGCCATCCCAGGATGGTGATAATGATGGCCTCGACCTGGAAATGTAGGAGGAAAGACTATCACCCGTATATAGACAACTACATCGATGATTGCCGGAGCGGGAAGAATGTTGTTGGCAAAGACATACTTGCGGCAATGGATTACATAGAGAATAAGCTTAATGACCCCGATGTGTTTATAAACACCGAAAAAATCGATAAAGCCGTTGAATTAATGGAGCGGTATTTTGAAATAAAGCTGTTCGACTGGGAGCTTTTTGTTACAGCTCTAATTCACTGCTATTATAAATCTGATGATACGGTCGTATTTAACACTATTTTCATCATGATGGGGCGCGGTAACGGCAAAAACGGCTTTATATCCCCTGTCACATGGTATTTAACCACACACTATCACGGTGTAAAGGGTTACAATGTTGATATTGTTGCCAACGCGCAAGAACAGGCGCAGACCTCATTTAACGATATTTATGAAATGCTGGAGCGGACATGGTCCAAGTCTAAAAGGTTCTTTTATAAGACTAAAGAAGTGATTGTGAACGTAATCACCAAGTCTTATATAAAATTTAATACATCTAATGCTAAAACAAAAGACAGCAAGCGTACCGGTTGCCTCATATTTGACGAAGTACACCAGTACGAGAATTACGACCAGATAAAAGTATTTACTTCAAGCTTTGGAAAGCGCAAGCATTCCAGGGCCTTTTATATTACCACAAATGGTAATGTGCGCGAGGGCGTATTGGACGATATGCTTGCAATCGCCGGCGATATACTAAACGGCACTATAACAGATTTACGCTGGCTGCCACTGATATACCGCATTGACTCCGAGGAAGAAGCGCTGAATCCGGAGATGTGGCATAAAGCAAATCCGTCCTTAAAGTACCTGCCAAATCTCAAAATTGAGATGGAACAGGAATTTATACAAATGAAGTACCAGCCATCTCTTGAAGAAGAATTCTACACTAAACGCATGAACTGGCCTAAAGGCAATCGGGAAATACAGGTAACTGAATGGAAAAACATCGTTGCGACCAATAAGCCGCTGCCCGACCTAACCGGCTGGGATTGCACTGTCGGAATAGACTATGCTTCGTTGCGCGACTGGGCGGCAGTTAATTTTCATTTTCGTAAAGGTGATATGCGTTTTGACATCGGGCAATATTGGGTATGCACGCAAAACCCCGAATTATTTAGGATTAAAGCCCCGTGGCAGACTTGGGGAAACTGCGTGCCGGTCGATGATGTCGAGATTAATCCCGAATTGCTGACGAATTTTATTTTGGAAAAGGGGCAAAAATACAACATCAAAATGCTGGCACTCGACAATTTCCGATATGCGCTGATGAAAAACGCTTTAGACAAAATAGGTTTTAGCAAGGAGCGCGGAAATTTGTACCTTATAAGGCCGTCGGATATTATGAAAGTCCAGCCAGTGATTGATAGCTGCTTTAATAAGCAGCTTTTTGTTTGGGGTGACAATCCGGCTTTGCGCTGGGCCACAAATAATACAAAGCTTGTGCGTTCTGGGAAAAAAGAAGGCACCGATACAGGAAATTATTACTATGCAAAAATAGAAGCTAAAAGCCGTAAAACTGACCCTTTTATGGCTTTGGTTGCCTCAATGGTCGTTGAGGACAAGCTTGGCGCCGGTGAGAGCGTGTTCTATGATTTGCCGGTAATCAGCTGTTGAAGGAGAGAAACCTATGGGATTAATAAGTTGGCTTGCCAGTAAACTTAGCAGTTCTGTGCCTGTGAATGGTATTGACCTTGAAATTGACGAATATATGTCGGTGGTCGGGGATATTTACGTACGCGAAATGGCGTTTTGGACGGCAGTAAATCTCATATCCAACTCAATAAGCAAGTGCGAATTTAAAACCTTTGAAAACGGTCAGGAAGTCAAAAAGGATAATTACTATCGGTGGAATGTAAGACCTAACCGAAATCAGAATTCAAGCGCCTTTTTACATGAGCTTATATCCAAGCTTTACCAAAATAATGAGGTGCTTGTAATCGAGCAAAACAGCGACCTGCTTGTCGCTGACAGCTTTTCAAGAAAGGAATACGCGCTGTTTGATGACGAATTCACACAGGTAACTGTTGGAGATTTTACCTTTGATAAAAGGTTCTATCAAAGCGAAGTCTTATATTTACGCCTGTCTGACACAAAAATACGAGACCTGATTGCCGGATTGTATGAAAGCCATTCAAAACTGATTTCGTACGCGATGAAATCTTATCAGCGCTCGCGTGGCACAAAAGCAATATTTGAGATTCATACAATCCCCCCTGCGGGAAGCGAACAAAGGCAGCAGTTTGACGAGCTAGTTAATAAGAAATTCAAGCGATTCCTTGAATCGGATAATTCGATTATACCCCTTGGTACGGGAAATAAACTAATTGAGTTTGGGGGCTCGAAAACCTACTCAAACGAAAACACAAGGGATATTCGAGCCATGATTGACGATGTATACACATTTACGGCGCGTGCGTTTGGTATCCCGCCCGCATTAATTAGCGGCGATGTGCAGGGCGTGCAGGACGCGTTAGACCAATTTCTGACGTTCTGTATAGACCCCTTAGCCGACATGCTGCAGGAGGAAATAAATCGAAAGATTTACACAAAAGAAGAATACTTGAAAGGCAACTTTGTGCAGATTGATACAACACGAATTAAGCATATTGACATTTTCAACGTTGCAACCCCGATAGAAAAACTTATTTCTTCCGGTGTGCTCTGCGTTAATTACATTTTGCAGTTGCTCGGCTTGCCAATAATAGATGAGCCTTGGGCTTGGCAGCATTTTATTACTAAGAACTATACGCCAATTGAGGAAGCTTTGAAAGCTGTGGAGGGAGGTGAGAACGGGTGAGAAAATATTATGCTTTATCAACCAGCGGCGATGTCGCGGATATCTATATATTCGGCGATATCGTGTCATGGGAACGGTCTGACAGCGATGTATCAAGCTACACGCTGGCTAAGGAGATTTTTGAACTGAAAGATGTGTCGCAAATCAATGTCCACATCAACAGTTATGGCGGTGAGGTTGCAGAGGGGCTGGCGATTTACAATTCGCTGAAAAAACACCCCGCAAAGATAGTAACCATCTGCGAAGGTTTTGCCTGTTCAGCCGCAAGCGTGGTATTTATGGCGGGCGATGAGCGGGTGATGAATAATGCGTCACTGCTTATGGTACATAACGCGTGGATGGTAACCGCCGGAAACGCCGACCAGCTGCGCAAGGACGCCGACGACCTCGACACCATAAATCAGGCGACAATCAATGCTTATATGGAACATGTGAACATTTCAGAGGAAAAACTTAAAGAGTTGCTTAACAATGAAACATGGATATTGCCCGCAGACGCGTTAGAGATGGGGTTTGCAACCTCAATCGTTGACGCGTCTTTTGTTTCGGAGAATAAAGCGGCTGCGAATGTTCGTTCAAAGCTGTTCCAGATGGTAAGACAATCTATTTCCGCGCCATCTGAACCTACACCACAGCCTGAGCCGGAACCGGAAACTACCCCGGACCCGCAGGAAAATAAATTACTAAAATTTTTAAATGCATTAATGAAAGGATGAGGAGAATGACAAATCTTGACGCAATGAAACAGCAGAAGCAGAAACTTCTGCAGAATATCAACCAAGCCGTGAAAAACGGCGACGAGGAGGCTTTTGCCGCAGCTTTTACTCAGTTTACCGATATGCTGCAGGAAGCGGTACTTGCCGAAGCAAAAGGGCTTGTCCAGTCGGCAGACAACCAGATTTTAGCGGGCCGCGGCGTTCGTGTGCTTACTTCCGAAGAGAAGAGGTACTACGAGAAAGTAATCGAGGCGCTGAAGTCCCAGAATCCGCAGCAGGCGTTGACGTTAATTGACGAACAGCTCCCCAAAACAGTTATAGACGCTGTTTTTGAGGACATCAGCGAAGCCCATCCGTTGCTGGATGCTATCAACTTCCAGAATACGGGTGTGCTGACCGAAATTATTGTATCAACGCTTGACGGCCGCCATATGGCAACTTGGGGCAAACTCTGTGACGAAATCACTAAGGGATTGTCAGCAGGTTTTGACGTAATTGACCTGAAGCAGAAGAAACTGTCCGCGTTTATCCCCGTCTGCAAGGCTATGCTTGAGGTTGGACCCGAATGGATTGATAGATATGTCAGGGCTATACTCGCAGAAGCAATAGCCAACGGACTTGAGGAAGCCATAATCGATGGCAACGGCATAGACGAGCCTACCGGTATGCGCAGAGACCCCAACGGCGCGCTTGACCCGGTTAACGGATATCCTGTGCTTACTCCTGTTCAGGTAACCGAGATAACACCGGAAAGCTACGGAGAAATAATTTCGGGGCTAGCAGTCGGTCCAAACAACTTATACAGAAACATAAGCGAAGTAATACTGGTCGTAAATCCGGTAGATTACTTCCAAAAAATTATTCCCGCTGTTACCGTACGAGCCGCCGACGGTACATATGTTGAACGCTTCCCATTCCCCACCCGCGTAATCCAGTCTGTGCATGTACCGCAAAACGAGGCAATTATCGGTCTCGGAGACAGGTATTTTATAGGGCTGGGCACCGGCAAAGGTGGAAAAATCGAGTACAGCGACCATTACAGATTCCTAGAGGACGAGCGGGTATACATGATTAAGCTTTACGGAAACGGCCGTCCGCTTGACTCCACCTCTTTCAAACGGCTTGATATCACTAACCTTAAGCCGGCTGTGCAGAAGGTTGAGGTATCTAATATTGACCAATTTCCAACAGCGTAAGGAAGGTGAAATTTAATGCAGGTTAAGGTTTTAAGGCCCTTTAGGGATAAGTATACTAAAGCGTTGTACCGTAAAGGACAGAAAATAACTGTAAGCAAAGAGCGGTTTGAGGAAATTAACTCAACCGCTCTTGGCGTACTCGTGGAGGAAATTAAGGAAGCTAAAGCCGAGAAGAAAGCCGACAGTAAGTAGGTGGTATTATGAGCCTACCGGACGGTCTGCTTGAAGCGGTCAAAAACTACCTTGATATAACGTGGGATGACCCGGACGGCGATAATAAGCTGTCCGGGATTATCATGCGCGGTATGCAGTATCTTAACAAGGTTGCGGGGCAAGAACTCGACTATACTGCCGAGGACAAGCCCCGCGAATTGCTTATGGATTACTGCCGCTATGTTCGGTCAAACGCTTTGGATGTGTTCCAAA